ATTTCCGTGTTTTTTACACAGGCCGTAAGTGTCTTGAGAGTAGCCCCAGCGCGGCTAGATCGGGTAGTCGTCACTGAGTGTAGCGTCGTTGCCGCCTGGAACCGCGGGGGGGTCGATGGCCAAGCCCGGTATCGCGTGTGATGACTGCCCGTTCGTGGCGAAGTCCCAGGCTGGTCTAGCGGCCCACCGTCGCTGGGCGCACCTGCCGCGGTTGGACGAAGAGTCGCTCGGGCCGAACGCCATGGCGATCAACGAGACGTTGGGTGAGCTTCGGCGCATGGGGCGGCTGGAGAAGGTCGACGCGGCCCGGGTGCAGGCGCTACGCAGCATGGCCGCCGCGTTGGACCTGAACCCGTTCAACTCGCAGATGTGGCGGGAGTACCGGGAGGCGACTGAGGGGCTGACGGCTGATGACAGCGGTTCTGAGTCGGTCGACGACCTCATCAACGAGCTGTCCACCTCGGTACGCGACAAGACGTAGACCGGAGCGGGAGACCTTCGGCCACGAGCTGGCCGCGGTGGCGGAGAAGCTGGGCCAGCCGTTCATGCCGTGGCAGCGGCTGGTGGCTGACGTCGGCGGTGAGATCGACCCGGTGACGGGGCTGCCGGCCTACCGCGAGGTCGTGGTCACCGTCCCGCGCCAGTCGGGCAAGACGACCTTGTTCCTGGCGTGGCAGATCAACCGGTGCGTGTCGCGCCGGTGGGCGCACCCGCAACGTTCGGCGTTCACCGCGCAGACCGGTAAGGACGCCCGGGACAAGTGGATCGACGAGCTGTTTCCGCTGATCAAACGGTCGCGGATCAAGGATCTGGTCGCGGTCAAGGGCTCCCGGCTGGAGATCAACGAGGGGATGGGCAACGAGTCGGTCCGGTTCCGCACCGGCTCGTTGATCCGGCTGCTGTCCACCTCCACGTCGTCGGGTCACTCCAAGACGCTGCACCAGGCGGTCATGGACGAGGTGTGGCACGACGGTGACGACCGGCGGGAGCAGGGCCTGCGTCCTGCCATGATCACCGTGGATGACGCGCAGCTGCTGGTGTGCTCCACCGCCGGCACCGACGAAAGCGTGGTGCTCAACCGTAAGGTCGAGATGGGCCGGGCCGCGGCCGAGGCCGACACCGGGTCCGGGGTGGCGTACTTCGAGTGGTCCGCGCCGGGCGGCTGGGACCCGACGGACGAGGACTCGTACTTCGGGTTCATGCCGGCACTGTGCCCCGCCCCGCCGTGCCGCTGCGCCGGCACGGCGCAGACGTGGCGGCACACGATCACGTCGCTGGACGCGATCCGGGCCGAACGCGACGCGATGAGAGCCAACGGCTACGCCGAGTTCAAACGCGCCTACGGCAACCGCGCCACCACCGCCACCGACGAACGGTGGCGGGTGCTCAGCGAGGCTGTCTGGCTGGCCGCGGAGGACCCGCACACCCCAGCGGCACCAGGCCTGGTGCTGGCCCTGCACGTGTCCCCCGAGTCGACCCACGCGGCGGTCTGCGCGGCGTGGCGGGGTGAGAAGGACATCCACACCGCGGTCTTCGACCATCAGCCCGGCGTCGGGTGGACGGTGGGCCGGGTGGTGGAGCTGGCGGCGAAGTGGAAAGCCCGGCGGGTCGTGGTCGACCCGGCCTGCCCAGCCGGCGCGAAGCTACCCGAGATCACCGAGGCTATCAAGCCACTCGGGGTCGAGGTGGTCGCGATGAAGGTACGCGACGTGTGCGTCGCGTACGGGATGTTCCGCAACGGCGTCGCCAGCGAGCCGGACCCGGACCTGGTGCCGCTGGACGAGTCGGGCTCACCGGTGGCGCAGAGCTGGCGGCTGCGGGTGCGGTCCGACCCGGCGCTGACCACCGCAGTGCGAGCGGCCACCACCCGGTACGTGGGGGGCGCGAAGGCGTGGGAGTGGAAGGTCGAGCACGACCAGTCCACCCTGCTGGGCGCCACCACCGCCGTGTGGGGGCTGGTCACTCTGCCCCCGGTCGAGCCGTCCCCGCAGCCGTGGGTGATGTACGGGTGACCTTCTGGCACCGGTGGGGGGCGACGTGAGCCTGATGACGCTGGAGGGACGTCAGCACGCCGCGATCGCCCGATACAGCCTCTCCGAGTACCTGCGCCAGCGGGTGCAGGCGGTCGAGTCGATGTGGTTCCCCGGCTTCTCCACCGCCGCCACCGTGGGTGGGCGCCCGGTGGAGCAGGTGGAGAACTCCTACACCGGCTACGTCAACGGCGCGTACAAGACCAACACGGTCGTCGCGGCGTGCATGCGGGTGCGCCGGGACATCTTCCGCCAGGCCCGGTTCTGCTGGCGGGAGACCAACGACACCGGCCCCGGGCGGTGCTTCCGCGACGACGCGCTGACCCTGCTGGAGCGGCCCTGGCCGAACGGGTCCACCGGGGAGCTCCTCACCCGGATGATCACCGACATTGACCTGTGCGGCAACAGCTACGTCCTCAACGAGGGCACCCGGCTGCGCTGGCTGCGCCCCGACTGGGTGTCGATCGTCCTCTCGGCCGACCCGGCCATCGCTGACCGGGTCGACGTGGTCGGCTACGTCTACGTTCCCGGTGGCGGGAACCTCGAGGACGGCACCGTCTACACCCCGGACGAGATCTGCCACTGGGCGCCCAACCAGGACCCGATGGCCCAGTACCGGGGGATGAGCTGGCTGACCCCGGCGATCCGGGAGATCCAGGCCGACCAGGCCGCCACCGAGCACAAGCTGATGTTCTTCACCAACGGCGCCACCCTCGGGCCGATCGTGCGGGTGCCGGCCGGGGTGACCCCCGAGCAGTTCCGTGAGTTCGTCGCCACCGCCGACGCGGCGCATGTCGGCTCGTCCAACGCCTACCGGCCGTTCTACATCGGTGGTGGGGTGGACGTGACCCTGGCCGGGGCGTCCATGCAGCAGCTGGAGTTCAAAGCCACCCAGGGCGCGGGGGAGCCACTCGCGCTCGACACGCCCGTTCCCACACCCACTGGTTGGACCACGATGGGCGAGATCGAGCCCGGCGACCGGGTGTTCGGTCGGGACGGCCGTCCGGCTGTCGTGCTCGCCGTCTCGCCGACGTACGAGGGCCACGTCTGCTACCGGATCACATTGAAAGACCGGACGTCGTTTGTCGCGGACGCGGCCCACCGATGGGCTGCGGTGGACCGCAACACCAAGGCGCGGGCTGAGCGGGTGTACACCACGCAGGAGCTGTACGACCTGTTCGTCAAGCCCTTCCCGAATGGCGTCGGTGGGCACCGGCTGTCCTTGCCCGCTTCCCCGATGCTCGATCTGCCGGAGGTGGACCTCCTCGTCGATCCCTACATCCTGGGCGCGTGGCTGGGCGACGGTCAGACGACGGGCGCGGCTATCTGTGGTGCAGATGAGGATCTCGTGGTTATCGCCACCGAGATCAAGTCGCGTGGCTATACGGTCACCCAGTGGAAGACTGGTGATAAGGCCGCATCGGTCATCGGGTTGCCGGGAGGTCTGCTCGCCGCACTCCGTGCTCTGGATGTTCTAGGTGACAAGCACATCCCGGAGATCTACCTTCGGGCGTCTGTCGACCAGCGTCTTGACCTGCTACGTGGGCTCATGGACACCGACGGCACGATCGACCACCGCAGCAAGGGCGTGTGCGAGTACAGCAGCAAGGACGGCCACCTTGCTCGACAAGTGGCGGACCTGGTGCGCTCCCTGGGTTATCGAGCCACGGTGTCCAGCAAGGTAGAGTCGCGTTCGCGTACCGGGCTCACGTGGCGAGTCTTCTTCCGGGTCGAGATGGACCGGATACCCTTTCTGCTTCCGCGGAAAATTGACCGGTGCCTTACGGCTGGAAGGCCACACGTACGCAGCCGTTCGATTGTCTCTATTGAGCCGATCGACTCTGTTCCGGTTCGATGCATTACCGTGGACACCGCCGACCACCTCTTCCTAGTTGGCGACGGGTTTGTTCCGACCCACAACAGCCGGATAGCCGCTCTGGCCGGAACTCACCCGGTTCTGGTGGGCTTTTCCGAGGGCCTGTCCGGGTCGAGCCTGAACGCCGGCAACTACGCCGCCGCCCGCCGTTCCGTCGCTGACGTCACCATGTGGCCGCTGTGGCAGGACGTGTGCGACCAGCTCGCCTCATTCGTGGACAACCCACCCGGCGCGGAGCTGTGGATCCGGGAGCGGCAGATCCCGTTCCTGCGCGAGGACGCCAAGGACCAGGCGGAGATTACCCGGGTGCGGATGTCGATGCTGGAGTCGGGTATCCGG